GTTAGCCAGTACGGCGGCTTCCCAGCCGCCGTACTTAAAGAACTTTCTATGGTCATCCACAAGAGCCTCACGGTCCCATGGATGGTTCTCCGAAAGTTCAGTGGGCCCGAGCCAATCCCAATATGGAATCGACTTACGGACCACTTTTATACGACCTACTCCATCCAGTTCCCTTGGCATGATATATGCTTTCGGATAACTGACGGGACACAGCTCTCGAGCTGCATCCGTTTCAGATTTAAAGAGTAGATCTTCACGTCGTGCAAACCCGCCCAGGTACGCGACAGCCCAACCACACTCGTTATAATGAGTGTAGCCTAACTGTCGCGAATCATCCACACTCTCTGGCACCCTCAGTTTACGCTGTACCTTCACCATCTTACGATAGGTGAACCAGTAACGGTCGTCTACTTTGGGGTTTGATAGTTTGAATGGCACCTGAATTCCACAGTCAACACTTTCCGAAAAGGGGACGAGAAGCTTACGCTTAACGAACCTTCTAAGAAGCGCGACCGCGTTAGGGAGGCGGACTCCTGCCATCGCTGACCACCGATTAAGGCGGTTGATGGCAGAGTACACGTCAGGGACAGTCTCGAGGCTTCTGACATAAACACCGCGCACAAAATGCCCGTTGTTATAGTCATAACCACAAGACTCGCGAAAAGAACCCGTATTAAACGACTTATCATCGTTTACCTTGAACCCAAGTTTGGTTAACCCTCGGATGAGGAAGGCGTAAGCCTCCTTCTTGACGATTATATCGTCGCCGAAAACACCGAACTGGGTCTTAGGACAGTGTGAGTCGAGACTCATCATTGTATACACGGCTCTTATAGCGCACGCGAATATGATCGTCTGCAATGGAAACGTGAAACCGTTGCCCATTGTGCTAATCATATTCAGGTCAATCTCAGAACCATCTGGGAGGACAGTCCTTTCACTTCGCGTCAACCGGAAATAACCCAAAAGGTTATTAGGGCATATGCGCTGAACGAGTGACCATGAAATGCTATCACTCGCACTCTGCAGATCAATGGTTCCAAAAGAACCATCTACGCTGCCGATGCGAGCTAATTCCCTATTGAAGTCGGGCTGGGTCTTAAGGCTTACGCCGAAAGACTTTGCTAGACAACTCTCTAGGAAAGCACCGAGGGCCTTTTGTAACAACATGTTTACAAGAGGCTCAGTACAGCAAGTTCGCGAGATCTCTGCTGTCTTTGGGACGAAGAACAAACGATTGCTCGTAACTATCCTTTCTCCAAACTTAACAGATCTTAGCCTTTCGGCCTCGGACCATGTGTCAGAGTCTGAGATAGCCGCTCTATAGAGAGAGAGCAGGTAGTCAGAGCTAGCCGTTATCTGCGAGTTGAAGAGCTTTGTATAAAAGCTCTCATTCTTACAGTATAGGCTAGCCCCTGGACCCGCCGCAAACGTCTCTCGAATGAAATCGAGGTCAAACGTTGCGTCGCTCGGGGTCAGGCACTTCAAGAAGTTATCCCTGAAGTAATCCCAGAATAGGGAGTCCTGTTCCGATTCGGTAGGATACACAAACGGATGAGTTGTAATGCTATTGTTCAAGCCGAGGAATTTCTCCAAGGCCTTCACATCAGCACTAGCATTTCGACCGTCCGGGGCAAGCTTCTTAAGGAAGCTCCTACCTAGCATGGTGATGCGTACATCATCGAGCCCCATATCAGAAGATATGGGAATCCCGAAGTCATGCACGTAACCATTGTGCTGTGCGAAATCGAGCTTAAGGCATCTCTCAAGTTCCTGATAAGGAAACATAGAGACTTCTCCTTTCAACGGCCCTTAAAGGGGCCAAGTGAAGATGCTCACAACGATCGTGAGAGTATCCTCAGGTCGCCTAACGACTACTTGATCAGTCTTACGACTGACTTGTATAGCCGGTAGGTAGCCGAGGTTAAATCTGTCAAGTGCCCGAAGGCACTCTTCAGAGTACTCCTTGGATCGTCGTGTCGCCGATCCCAGCGCTCTGCTGGGACAGGCTCCCGATATGTGCGCTCATTGCTGCGCGCACGTTCGAGGCATCCGCTGTGTCCGCTCCTGCCGGAACCTCGATCGTCGTAGTGACGATCATGTTCTTGTAGGATTGGCCAGCGAGGGGGAGGACGCCTTTCCGAGTGATTACCTTGTAGGTATTCGTCGGAACTTTCGTCAACACACCGGTCACGGGTGAAACCGGGCTCAGAACCTGAGGATTCTGTGGCCTGAACATCGTGACGCTGAACGGCGCCGCTACCGTATGGGTCAGCACGCCAGTTTGAGTTCCACCCAGGGCGGTAACTACAAACTGTTTGCTGTTGCTGTTCGGCGGAGTATCCGCAGTAACAGTATAGGTAGGCGACGTCAACCCCGTTTGGGCTGTCCCGGTAACGGGGGTTGTGAGGGCAAAGGTCATACAAGACCAACCTTTCAATGGAAGTTTTACTAATAAGAACAGACAGAATTATCTGAACTTATATCCACTCGACTGTCCCAATAATGCCAGAACATTCAACCACTTACCAGAGTCGCTACCAGGTAGCGAAACGGTAAACGGCGGAATGCCGAGCGTGTCAGGGATGGTACGTGTGGTCGTAACGTGCCGAATAGTTCTTAGGCTACTCAGCTCACCGCCTTGATCCTTCGTCCAGAAGTCAGGGTCGCCAGACGGCGCGAATCTAAAACCACCTACCTCCTCACGGAAGTCTGTAGTAGTAGACAAGCGCTGAGTTCTGACTATCCAACTTACAGCCGTAGTATCAGTGCAAGCTGCTTCTATGATATCTCCTGTGTTGGTGATATAATCCAACAGGAAGCTATACGGAATCAGCTCGTAGATCGTCGGAACGAAGTTCTGGATTTGGAAACCAAACCCGGAAGCAGCTTTCTGAAGACCTGCGGTCGGCGCAGACAGTGACCGCTTTAAACCTATAACGTACTGGACCCCACCCCTCGTGTAAACAGTTTTAAATTGTTCACACTTGTGGCCATAGGTCCAAGGTACGAGATAGGCGTAAGCGTTGGTGACAGTCACCGTATCAGTCGACTTCGCCCGAAGGCGAGTCTTGTCGTCTCGGCCATAAATCTGGCCGATAGCTTCGTTCGCTATCTCTTTAATATCCGAGATAGCAGGAACTATGCCGAACTGATATTCTAACCAAGAGCCAGCAACAGCGTTCTTCACGGCGTCCAAGCGACGCTTTACGAAGAACCTATCACTCTCCGACTTCCTACGGATAACACGTCGCTGTACGTCTCTGCGCGCTGCTTTTAGCGCAGATAAATACTTGATCGTGTTATCCTGGATAGCCGCGAATGGGCGTTTGATTAGCTTTATAGTCTCTCTTAGCTCCCCTAAGAAAAGGAGTCCGTTTGCACCGTAAGATTCTGAACGAATCTTATCGTACGCACGGGAGAGAGCTTGCGCCTCAGCATCACTAGAGACCCCACCTACGTGGGCAAAATCGCCGTACTGTAGATCACTGGCAAAGCCATTGAACGACAGAGGGTAAGTGGCATACGTATAGGTATTACTACCGTTCGTATACACTACCGTCTGAAAACCAGATAGCGGTTGGATTTTGTCAACGAAGTAACGGTCCGAAGTAAAAGGAGAGCCAGCAGAGCTGCCTTCCTTTATCTTCTTACGCCAGCCATATACCTTGGTGCCACTCCTCACTCCTGGATAAACCGCGTTTCCGCGATTTGAATAGAAGTCTCCCGAATAGTTATTCGGGCCGAGGGTTGGCATTTGTTTAGATGGCATTTCACGTTGCTCTAGTAAGAGCGACCACGACGACTACAACAAGGTCTCTCACGAGAACCTGACCGTAGCCCCATGGCCTAAACACTCCTGGTAGTGCTTATTACCAGCGGCCCC